ACCATATGCATCAACAGATAGTCATTCGGTGAGTGAGGTAAGAGAGGTTGATCTTTGGAATTACAAATTAAGTTTATTGATTGCACAGGAGAACACAAATAATGCATGATTTTCAATTTTTAGTAAATGGAAAACTTAATAAATATACACGGTGGGAAGATATACCAGAAGAGTTTGATCATGTAATAAAATTTGTTTTTGATGTTCCACCAGAACCACATACACAAGAAGACCATGATGAAATACATTTATGGCATGATCGGTTTAAACAATTAATGGAGAAAGAAAATGCCCGCAGTAACATTTAAAGGTGCCGCTGATGTTCCACACTGTAGTCCTATGGAAAGAGACGGTGCTTCAACTAATGTTAAGGTGAATGGTATAGGAATAAGCAGACAAGGTGATCCAAATACTGGCCACAAAGTACCACCAAACAAACCTCCTTGTGGAGGACATGCAGTTGCAATTAAAATTGGATCATCTAAAGTTAGAGTGAATGGTAGGGGTTGTGGTAGAGTTGGTGATGCCACATGCACTTCTGTTGCACAGGGTAGTCCTAATGTGTTTGCTGGATAGGAGATATTAAATGGCCGGATTTTTTTCAAATGTTAATCTTTGTGGTGCAAGCGAGATAATAGGTGATGCTCTAACAAAGTTAAATTCTTCAAAGGTAGCAATTAAAGCTTCTATACCCGCTTCAGCTGCAACGACCGTGGCCATCGTCGAGGGAGATAAAAACGCACTTACGGCCGCGCTGCAAAAAGTACAGACGGCTTCAGATTGGATAAACCCGGACGCAGAAGAGATAATAGATGTAGTGGGCGAAGACAGGTCGGCAACTTCAGTAAACTTGCAAGCAGAAGTTGCGGCCATCAATCTGCAACAACAAGGTTCCTCAGAACATATTTCTGCTATTGAAAGGGTTGTAACAGAATTTGCAGATGATGTAGCCGCCGCAGGTTCAGAGATTCTTGATGTTATTTCAAAAGCATATGCATTATTTACGAAAGGGTTCGATCCCTGTTCTATTATTCCAAATTTGCAAAAGATTGCTGGTAGCACATCTGCAGCACAATTGAAACCTCCTAATATAAAGATGGCACATCAAAATCCGATATCTGAAACAGCGGCATTTTGGATAGAAGATACTGTGGCCAGAGCTCTTCAGGGTGATTTAAGTGAATTATCTGCTGCTGAGGCTCAAGCTCGTGGCATTGAATATAGCTATCCAGAGAATATCGACTCCTCTGGAACTATATGATCTTGCGGGGTGACTAAATACAAACAAACCGAGAGGAGTTATATTATGGGAAAGAAAAAGTCAAGAGAAACAGAATCATCAAAGGGTGAACGTAATAATGTTTGTAAGGCCACTACTAAGGCAGTTCGTAGAAATTATATGAATAACGATCTTGCGAGAATGAGAAATCAACTTGATGCATTTAACAACGGTAAGAATGTTATGGTTACTATTCCTAACCCAAATACAAATGAAACCAACAAACGATTCATTCGTGTAAGTGCAAAGGACATTTGGAAGTCTAATAATAAGTTTATGATGAAACAAAACACATCAGAGAGTGTATAAATAATACTAAAGAGGAATACACATGGGTGCTAAAGATGCATATGCTGACGGTACATATCAAGGTGAAAACCGTGCAGCTCAACTGTATTCTGATATTGATTTATTCTTTGGTCCTAAAATTGGGTCAAAGGATGTTAATAAGGTAACTAATTTTACGGCAGTCAAGCGATCTGTAAGAAATCTTATACTGACAAATTTCTACGAAAAACCCTTTCACCCAGAGATTGGTTCTGGTGTAAGAGATATTCTATTTGAACCTATGACACCAATCACTGCATATGTTCTAACTATGAAGATCGAAGAGGTGATTGAGAACTTTGAACCAAGGGCTAGACTCGTTGGAGTTCGAGCTCAACCTAATCTTGACAACAATGCATATAATGTTACTATTGAGTTTTATGTTGTTAACGCCCCAACAGAACTTGTGAATATGGAAGTTCTATTAGAGAGATTACGATAATGGCAGCGACTAGAAAAAGACTCAGTGTAACAGAATTTGACTTTGATGAGGTTAAAGACAACCTAAAAGTCTTCATGCGAAATCAATCAGAGTTCAAGGACTATGACTTCGAAGGTTCTGGTCTTTCTGCTCTTCTGGATGTGCTTGCATACAATACGCATTACCTTGGTTTCAATGCGAACATGCTTGCAAACGAGATGTTCCTTGATTCCTCTCAGTTGAGGTCAAGTGTGGTTTCACACGCAAAGACTTTGGGATACACCACTCGTTCTGCTGCAGCTGCAAAAGCAACTGTTGATGTTTTTTTGAATACATCTAATGCTAGTGCAACCATCCCAGCTGGTACAGTCTTCACATCTAGTGTTGGTGATACATCTTATCAGTTCGTAACTATATCGGATGTTACTGCGTCTCTTAGTGGTTCTACTATTACATTTGATGGCGTAGTTATATATGAGGGTAGTTATGTTTCAAGTAGATACACTGCTGACACCCAGAATGTTGAACAGAGATTTATTATTAACGATGATAGAGCAGATACAACTACTATAACAATTACTGTTCAAAACTCTGTCACAGATACGACATCAGCTGCATATACTTTAGCAACAGACATTTCTGGATTAACTTCTACATCTGATGTTTATTTCCTACAAGAAGTAGAGGATGGTAAATACGAGATATATTTTGGTGATGGTGTTCTAGGTAGTGCGATAGAGGATGGTAATATTATCATAATCAATTATGTTGTTACCAATAAGGGTGCTGCAAATAGTGCAGCAGTCTTTGTTAGTTCCGCTGCAATCGATACTGTCAACAGTGTTAATGTTCTAACAGTGTCTCCAGCAGCTGGTGGTTCAGAACCAGAATCTATAGAGTCTATAAAATATAATGCACCCCTAGACTATGCGTCACAGGGACGATGTGTTACGACAGAAGATTACAAAACTTATGTTAAACAACTCTTTGCAAATACTCAAGCGGTTTCTGTTTGGGGTGGTGAGGATGGTTCATTTAATGATGTTACTGGTGTGTCAGAAGTTGCAGAGTATGGTAAGGTATTCATTAGTGTCAAATCAACAACCGGATTGAATCTGAATGAGATTCAGAAATCACAGTTAGTTACAGCACTGGCTCCATACACTGTTGCGTCAATTACTCCTGTAATCGTAGACCCATCAATTTTAAATATTATCCTTAACGTCAATTTTAAATTTGATAGCAATGCAACAACAAATAGTAAAGAGGCCTTGGAATCACTTGTATCCTCTACTGTCACGCAATACAATACTGATTACCTAAAAGTATTCAACTCTGTTTTTAGACACTCACAATTTACTTCTCTGGTTGATGCTAGTGATACTTCAATATTAAGCAATATTACTACACTATCTATTGCGTTACTATATACACCAAATACATCTGGTTTATTTTCGTTCACCGTTGCTTTTGGAAATCAATTAAATAATCCACATTCTGGTCATAATTCAGCATCTGGTGGTATCATTGCATCAACGGGTTTCTTTATACAAGGTAATACAAACGAGATGTTCTTTGATGATGATGGTGCTGGGAACCTTCGCATTTACTATTTGGTTGATGGTATACGAACATATCATAGTTCTGCAGCTGGATCAGTAAATTATATATCCGGTTTAGTTTCAGTCAATCCAATTTATATAACAACTGTATCTAATGTTGATAATAATATATCAAGAGCAATAAGGTTAACTGCAACACCAGCTTCCAGTGATATCTTGGGTAAGAGAAATCAGATTATTGAAATTGATATTGTTAATACATTAATCTCTGGAGGACAAGATACGATTGCAGTCAATAGTGCAGGGGGTTCAACGGGTTACGTTACAACAACTAATTATGTCTCCCCGTCGAGTTATTAATCATGGCACCACCCTTTGATTTATCTTGGACGCCGGAACTAGAGAATAAACTCAGTACTCAGATTGATGGTCAACTACCCGACTTCATTGCTGAAGACCACCCACAGTTTTCTCAATTTCTAAAATCGTATTACCAGTTCCTTGAATCTGGTGAACTACAACTAACAGTCAATATTGATAACATCCTTTTGGAAGTTGAGAGTGATACAAATCTTCTTAATGAAGATGGAACTCTGGTTGTTACTGAAATTGGTTCCGGTTCTAAAGGTAAATTTATTGAGGGTGAAACTATTACTGGCGGCACATCTTATGCAACCGCAAAAGTTTTGGTTGAAGACCTTGGTGATGCGACACCAAGATTGTTCATATCCTCACAACAGTTATTTGAAACGGGTGAAACTGTAACGGGCGGAACTTCTGGTGCGTCTGGTGTAGTCACAAGATATCGTGCAAACCCTGTTCAAAATATTCAACAGTTGTTGGCGTATGCTGATATTGATAACACCATCTTTGATTTTATTGAAGAGTTTCGCAAATC